CATCGTCTCCAGTCAAGGTGTTTAATAGACCGGTACCAGCAGTAATAGGGAGCCAAATAGCAATATTGGCTTCTTTGCTATTGAGAATGAAAAATTCTGGGGTTAATTTGTTGTACCAAAGATCGCCTACATCGTATTCTTTAAAATCGGTAATTTCTGGGTCTCGCTGTCGAACCACAATATTGGGAGGATTTGTCTCTTTTAGGCCTTGATAGCCCAGAGAGTTGGTATTCGGAATTGGCATAAGTAAGTACTCTTTTCTTACATCTACCATTTTGGCTGTTTAAAAAAAAGATTGTACTTTGGAAAAAATATGGATATTGGTTAAATTTGATGACAAATGGAGTAAAAAATGACTAATTTTGAAATGTTATATCTTCTTTTAGGAAGTGGTTCAGGACTAGGATTATTATATTTATGTTTTAAATTTGGGAAAATGGCTCAAAAACTTGATTCTTTAGAAATCGGATTAAAAAATTTAGGTTCTGAATTTAAATCAGAGTTTGAGAAAATAGATAATACTTTGAATGAAATTAAAACAAGTATGCATAAATTGGACGTTCGTCTTGCCACAATTGAAGGCGAACACAGAATGTACCCATGGCCCATGGTAATAAATGAAGACGTTGAGCCTCGTCGTCGAGCTGGACGTCCTAAAAGAGTATTGGTCCACAAGGAGAATTAATGCAATTATCACAAGGCGATCTGTTCGATAGAACTTTAGAAGCAAAAATAATCATGATGCAAAGATGGATCGCCCGGCTAGAAAAGACCTTAAATTTCTATGCCCAGGTTTATCAAATGAGAGCGGATCAGAAAAATCAGATCAACGCGTTGCCGATCCCAAAAGAAGAACAGATGAACTTCTTTAATTCTTCAAATACTCAAGAATCACAATCGCCGTAAATCCGGCGTAAGCCGCTGGCACTGTTAAGATGACTTGTGTGGTATTAACTTCCAACATCGACGTATTCGCCCCCCCTTGAGGGAACGGAACCCACAAAGTCCCGCCGGCATTTTTTCCCGTTCCATAAATATGAGTGAATGTAAATGCCGGCGTCGTAGTGATGCCGTGATTCTCAGCATTCGCACCCGCGACCAGTGCAGCAGAAAACGGAACCACTTTGCGGAACGTTTGGCGCGCTTGTTGAGCATTAGCAGGGTCAAAGTACTGCTGACCAGTCAATTGCTCTTGTAGGAAGAATGCGCCTATTTCTCGGGCATTTACATTGTTAGCGATGTCTTTGTACAAATTTGTGAGCACAACCCTAAACTCGGATTCATCCTCGGGGAAGTATTGGCTCGTCTTGAGGAAGGGAGACAAAGCATTTATAGGCTGGAAATTGAGCGTCATGTAATCAACCGTCCAGTTGGTGAAAACGAGAAAATTAAACCATGAAGCGTTACGTCACTGAAAGAAATTGTAGGATTGCGAATTTGAGAATTCATTGTACAGCCACTTACGGGATCTAAAACGCCATCATTCAGATTCATGCTTAGCTGGATAAAAGAACCGGAAGTATTGGAATAGACCCGATGCCAGATTTTTTCTTGCAAGTCTTGAAAAGAGGGGCCAACTTGATCAGGAGAAGTATTCATAATGTCCGATTTAACAACCGTATTAACATCATAAGAAGAAAGATAATCGATATTAATTTGGCCCCCATCTGTGCTTTCTGCAAGAATATCGATTCGAGGCAAACGGACGCCTCTTCCTTCTTTATAAAAGGGATTATAAAGCTTTGTGCGAATATCAAAATTCTGGACGATTCTTATGGTCCCCCCTCCTTGATATACGCCGGCAAAAGCCTTGCAGTTATCTATGACAAAAGAGTTAGTCAATGTACTCATGACTTGATAGATGCCATCGATCGGCGCATCGGGATCGGCGGTTGTAACTCCAACAGGATTGAATAGCTGAACGAATTGGCCAACTTTAAGGTTATGGTTTACAGAAGTGATCGTACAGTTTTGAGTCGTAGTCATATTATCTAAACAAAGCACCGGATCATTTTTAAAGATTCCCAAGGATTGATTGATGATCATTACAAACCCTTGTTGATTCCCCGCAACGACCAAAGGATATTTAGCAAATTTAGCATTGGAAACCCAGGTGTATCCAGGGCTATTCCAGGGAAATTTAGCCTGGGCCCACGTTAGGTCTGTTGCTGACTGGAAGTATCCAAAACAAGTAAATGAGTCGTCGAAATTGGCAAAAGAGCCATCGAGATAGTTATAAACTAAAAATCGACTAGGATAGACGAGCTGTTCAGAAGCCACAGGGAAAGTCCAATAAACAAGCTGAAATGTATAATCTCTGATGCCATGGACCCGTTTGACCCCATTATTTAAGTTGGCAAAATCAAAAACCTCATCGGGGATCTTTTGATCCAATCGGGCGACATTGACACTATTGCACGTTGTAATCCCATAATTCCCGACAGCAAAGACCCCTTGATCGAAAGGCACCACTGAAAAAGTAGATTCACAACCAAGCTCTGTGTTGATCTTTTGGAAGACAAAGGGAAGAACTTCATTCCCCGTATAAACGAGTTGCCAAGTAGAGCGCTCAAAATAGACAATTAAAGTATCTTTAATGAATTCTACAGAGACTATAGCCTCATTCGTAGGCGCATCAATAAAGCCGCCCTTTCCTGGAGTATCACTCCACCAAGCGTCTTGTTGAGCCGCTTGGTTAGCTGGAAGCTCAAAAGTTCCGTTTGGCGCAACAAAAGGAGGTGGCGATACATTTCCTACATAGAAAGGCGTTCCGTTTTGGGACCATCGAGCCCTTTGAGCAAAATTTACTGGAGCATTTACAGCATCGCCTTCGAACGTGTTAAAACAGATTAACCTGTCTTTATATGTAACGATAGCCAAACACCCTCTTAAAAATTGGATTTGCGTTTGATCTGTAGGATTATTCAATGGAGGCTGGAAATTTACCCACCCAACATCAGGAATGGTGCCAGGTCCATCATACCAACGAATTCCATCTCCAGAGCCTCCGACTGAAGCAGCATTTCCGCGAGCAACAAGATAAGCCACCCCTCCGCTTATATAAGCTGTAAAACCTGTAGAATTGATGTTAACTGTAAAATTTCCTGCGGCAATTGCAGTTACGGTTCCAGTTAAACCATTAATTTCTGTCATGCCCAAGACGTGCGTAAATCCAATGACATCGCCGACTTGGAAAGGATGAGCCGCCAATGATACAACGGCGGCGGCAGCTTGAGTGATATTGGAAATAAGCGAGAAGGCATAGCTGCCCACAACATCATTTGTGGTCCACAGGGCGCCGCGCCAATTATAGGTCCAAAAAAAGTTAAAGTCCGTACCAATCCAAGAAAAAGGAGTTGTAACACTCGGAGGATCGTCCGGCGTTTTATAAAAAGTTACATCTAAAAAGTCGGCATTAAAAAAGTAAGACTTTTGCGTGTCAAATGCCACCAAACCTTCATCGTTTAAGGAAGAGGCTTCTCGAGTTCTGAGGCCCATAACAGGAAGGCAAGGAGCAAAACTATAACTTACCGTAGCCGTATAAGGACCTCCGGCTGGGAGAGAATTGAAGAAAATCGTAAATGCACCAGTGAGATAGTTTATGACATTGAAATTCGGTCCTACGGTCGCGATCCGATTCGCTGTTCCACCCGACACATATGGATTGAAAAGCGTGCTATCGACATTGATATCGAAAGTATTTCCAACGACATTTGAGACTGTAAAGGTATTTCCATTAAGTTCAAACATCCCTTGAATTCCATCGAAATGAACTTGATCTCCAGCCGCAAAATATACAGGAGCGCTCAAAGTTACATTCGCAGGATTGGCGTTGGTGATATTCGTAACCGTATCTGGAGCTGTAGTTTCTGCAAGCCTTCCATCCCCTAAATCTTCAAAAGTCACCGGAGGAACAGAGTTGATTGTGATTGTAATTGTTCCTGGAGCCACAGGAAGGCTAGTTAATAAACCCGATAAAGTTGTCGATGCTGCCAGAATTCCGGCAAATGTCTGAGTTACTTGTCTCTTTAGGCGACCATCGGGGCCTACAGCTAGATATCCCGATTTTCTTTCAATTCTGCCCCTAAAAAGATAACAGTTCTCTAAAGCTGGGAAGCTGTCATTATCAGGGAGGAAAGGCTCTACATCTCTGCGTACACCATCTCGGAGATTGACAACAGCATAAGGTGCCATTCCCATTAGATCACCATAAATCCTATAATGGTGCCATTCGCCCCAACTCCACCCATTTGAATTCGAAAAGAATTGGGCATTTTATTAGTTATGTTTGCACTTGAACCAAATCCCTCGGTAAAAACAAAAACAAAATAAGAATCATAACTAAGATTTTGAAGAAAAGTGACATCAAATGCGGTATTATTACGGTTTACACTTCCAGCAGGACCAACCTGACCTGGATTCATATTTATAATTAAACTATCGGATGCAGCAGGTGGAGGAGCTCCGGGAAGCACATTTTGTAGCCCGTTTGGACCTAAAACAAAACGACACATACATTTAATGGAAGGAAGCAAAGTTATTTGCTGGGCTGCCGATTCTCTGGTGCCTGCAAAATATAGTTCATGTGTAAAGCCTGGCGCCGGTGTTGCAGCCGCTTTCCCGAAGTTCTTTTGATAAATCCTTCCTTTTGGATAAGGAAGGGCAGGATCAACTTGAATAGTAGAAAAAGTCGTTTGCTTATGTTCGCCCGAACTGGAATTGGCAGGCGTTACTATATCTACGTGATCGACTCCAAAAGATGCATTTGTACGAGAAAAGTTAACCTGCATCCGAGGTTGATCTGCACTTAAGAAGTTATTGGGAGCCGGAATATTTGGATCGTAAGTCATGATTATCCTTTCGTAATAGTCCTTTTAAAATTTTACATATACACGAAGGATAAACATTAAACAAGCGTGCGATATCTTTTTGTGGCATATTTTGCGCCTTAAGTTCTTTTATTTTTTTAATATCTTCATCGGTTAACTTTGCCATCCCATGACGAGAACCTTTTCTTATGCCGACTAATCCTTCTTTTAGACGCTTTTTCACATTTTGAGGCGAACATCTAAATTGCGCCGCAATTTTATCCAAAGACAAACCTTGAGACCGAAGAACTTTCATTTGCTCGATTATTTCTGGAGAGAGTTTGTAGAATTTTTTTCTGTCTCTTCCTTTAGTGATCATGTCATGCATATTTTCTTTAGGAGTGCCTAAAAAAAGATGTCGAGGATTCGTACATTCCGGGAAATCACAAGTATGACAAACAAACATTCCAAGGGGAATTTCTCCTTTGAAAATTTCATAAGAAATTCTAGAAGCATTATGTGTTTTCCCTTTTATTGTTAATTGACCATGTCCAAATTGGGAACGACATCCTATCCATTCCCAACAATCATCTTCCGTTTTTCCTTTTTGAACTTTCTCCATCATGCGACACTTCAAAGAACAAAAAAAATCTTGTTGATATTTTCTTTTAAAAATCTGACTGCAGAATTTGCATATAGCCATATAGATTCTCCGTTTCCGAAGAAACTACCACAACACGATTTCCGAGTCAACACCAATCGCTATAGATTTTAGAAGCGAAAAAATTGATTGTTGTACGGAAACTGTATTTGATCGCTATAGATTGTTGAACTTCTTTGGTTTGTTTGTTGTTTAATTGTTCTTCGATTAATCAATTTGAGCTGCTCTTGCAGAAGCGGTCTAAATTTCATAAGATTCTCAAAGTCGGCATTGTCTGCAAAAAACTTGTCGGCTGCTCCATAAGCCAAAAGTTGCCACCATTCATTAAGTTGTGGATCTGCAGACGCATTGGCTTGATCAAAGATTGGAGTTGGATATCTCCAAGCGTCAACTTGAAATTGATAAACGTTATTAGGAACAGGACGCAAAAAGAACTGATCTTGATAAAAAAGGCAAGCTAAAGGGCGAGCGGCAACATAAGGCACATACTGAATGTTAATCGGAGCGCCATTAGCCGGAATTTGAGGAGGGTTAAGCAACGAAAAGTCGACAATAATAAGACCTGTAACATAGTTGACAGATCCAACAATTGGCGCTGTGGTACCAAATTTGATAAGCTGTCCGATTCCGTTGTCTATAATTTGAATCGCGTTTCCAACAGCATCGATGCTACTCAAAATAAAATCGGAAGTTATCTCGTTATTTTCATTGGTATTTGCCCTTAAAAATGGGACTTGGGTAGCTGTAAACGAAAAGTTGGATGTCACTCCATCGCCTGTCGCGGCTTGTTCAAAGAAGTTAAATTTAGGATAGGTTCGAAAAAATTGCTCTCTACTTTGGGAATAAAAAGCCTGGTATCCAGCTATGTAAACGGGAGGCTGAATAAACATGTAAGTATTGCGCGGGAAAACATAAGCATCAACGTTCGGAGAAGTGTAAAATGTCAGCGTCTCTTTCATGTTGAAAAGAGGCAGGTGCATCGGCAAATCGTAGATGTAGAACGTATTGATGTATTTTACAATTTCAGCATCTGAAATTTCTGATTGACTCGCTTGAGCCGTAATACGGCGAAATTTAGTGATTATATCACCTAAGTTATTTGGTACAGTCATGGAATTCCAAGTAGACGGTTATTAAAAGAGTTTCCTTTCCCCCCTAGGAAGAAAGGAAGTGTCCCGAAGAAGTTCATAGATCGGGGTATTGAACAAAGTTGTACCTTTGCACCCTTCTACCGACTTCTTGAAGTTTATCCCCATTGTTATCAATCGTTTCATGATAAACAGGATAATTGCAGTCTTCATTCAAATGTTTAACTACGGAAATAGGAAGTTCGTATTCTCCGCCATCACGAAGTTTATACTTTTGAACCTTGTCTCCTTTGAACTTTTTGAAGACAAATTCAATGGAGCCACCTTTGGCTTCATGACATTGAAAACGGCCCTTTACGAGTCTTGATTCTCTGATGCGTTGATCTTCCCACTTATCCTCATTTTTCTTTGTGTGGATAGCGTGATCTTTTTTTTCATCTCTTACATGTGTGTTTACGCTCATTTTTCCTCTTTTAAAAAAGGGGGATTGCTCCCCCTTGGGTTAAACAACCAAACCGCGTTCAGCGCGCCAATTGATAATGTGGCCTGCTGCACCTACAACGGAAGAGCCTAATCTCATGCCGATAACGGCAGTGTTGATTGTGGCGCCAGCCAGTGTTGGTGTGTTATCCGCCATCGGTACAACCTCTGCAAATTGGCCAAAATAATTGACGAAAGATGCAGGGAAGGCAAAAGCAGAAAACGCTGTGCTATCGATATTTACGTCGATAGTGTTTGTAGAACCAGCAGAGTCGGCAAGACCTACTGCTGTAATGATCCCTACCAAACCGTTCATTTGCGTCATTCCAAAGCTTGCAGGAATGTTCAGCCTTACTTCCTGACCAACAGTTAAACCGTGGGTTACAGACATAGTAATTCTGGCCTGAGCAGCTTGAGAAATTTTTGTCGCAAAACGACGTCTTGGATAGAAATACGGCTCAAATGGAACCAATCTTGCAGAAACAGCGGTAGCTGGAGCTGCAAAACCTGATGTATCCATATCGCGCAATTGGAACGAAACACCTGCAACAACGTTATCTACGGTAAAGTCCATACCAGCAATTTGGAACATGCCAGTCGTATTAGTAATACGAACAACATCGCCATTTTTGAAAGTATGTCCTGCCAAAGCAACAACTGCTGCTGGAGCTTGGCTTACTGCGCCTGCTGGACCTTGCAGAGGGCCGAGGGCGCCGCTGGAGGTGTCAACAAGGAGAAAACCGTTCGTTGCAGTGAAAGTTTCTAAAACGTCAGTTGGCCCGACGTTAGAAGTTCCAAGGATCGCAGAGTCAGGGCTCATCCCGACATTCCAGTTTGCCCACCAAAGGACAGACGCTGCGTTCGCATTGATGTTCGTGACATCAAATGTAGTAAAATGGGTGCAACCAGGAACCGAAATGATTCTTGGAAGCCCATCAGAAACATAGCTACCCGTAAGGATAGATGAAGTAGATAAACTCATTTAATCCTCCTTTATGGTGCTAATGTTGATCTAAGATTAATGACCCATGCATCGTTGGTGATACGTGGGACTTGTGCCATTTTCCAGCCGATTTCAGCATTTAATGCCAAAGGTCCGCTGTAAATTGGTGGGCGATATACGAACTGAGCGCTATATCCGTCTTGTTCGATAACGGCATAAGACTCTCTACCGCAGAAGAACGTGTTGTAAACGTTCGCACCAAGGGCAGAAGCATTAGGTGTTACAGAACCGATAGAAGAGAGCAGGAAGCGGGCGTTAAACACAGCACCGTATTCTGCAATCAACGTCGAGTTTTGGTTTGGATAGTTCCACTTCTGAATGAAGGATGGAATTGAATCCAATTGACCAATCAAATCGGTGTGACCCAAAGCGAAAAACGCGTCACGAACGGGAGCCGTTCCAAAACGCAACTCGCCCTCGATCCCAGAAAGGAAAGAGTAGGCGTTATTGCCTCGCAGCGCACGAACGACATCTAAGACGTCTGTGCCCGTAATTTCGGTTGGGTTGTCTCCGTTTCCGCCTGCTGTACAGTTAATAAAGCTTGCGGTAGACGTGAGCATATCTCTTGTCAACTGATCTTCAGTTTGACGAAGAGAGACGCCAAGACGCTCTGTGAGTTCATTGAGAACGGGGTCCTGATTTTGAAGAGTTACTTGCTCGTTCAGGATCATATATTGACCGTAGAAGGACATCGTTGCGTCGATATCAACTACAGTTGTTGTAACCGGAGCTGGAGGAACGCCAGAATTTCCAAGTGGAACGACTGCCGTAGGAAGCGGATTGTACCGTCTCATACGTAAAGTTGTGCCACCATTCCTGGGCATTAACTTCAAGTCTGCCGGAATATTGTGGATCATATTCGGAACTGGTACAGACAAGAGCTTATATGAGAAGCTTTGCTGTACGGGCGCCGCGATCACACTTGTGGTTGTGATTGCCATTTAGTAAAACCTTTAAAGTTTTACCGAGCTTGCTTTCTAGCCTCTTGCATCTGCTTGTAATAAAATTCGCGACCTTCTTTCGATAGCACTCTGTCATTTGTGTACATATGTGCTTGGTCTAAAGCTCCCGATTTTTTTACAGAACTTGCTGCCATTGGCTTCTTTTGATTCTCTTCAATCTTTCTCGCATTTTCTTTAGCTTCCACGTCTTCTCCTGGGCAAAACTTTTTAGCCAAGCGATATGCCGCTTCAGCTTGAACGTAAGGATCTGGATTGTTTTGAATAGATTTGACAAGCGTCGGTTCGTTTTTTAATAAATATTCAACGTTTTCAGTTGAAAGAACCGCATCGAAATCAGGGTACTTTAGTCGCAAGCGTTCTTCCGTTTCTTCCGACTTTTGTTGCTGTAAAGCCTTTTTCAGCTCTTTGATCTCTTTGTAGATTTTACCTACATGCTCTCCAGTGGAGAGATCATCTTTAGAGATACCGAGTTCTGAATAAACGTCGGGTTCCGGGGAAGGCTTTGGCGCTTGCTGTTTAGCTAATTGCTCTTTAAGTTCCCTGTTAGTTCTCTGCATTTCCTTCAAAACAGCTCGGGTTTCTTCCCAGTTGGCTTTTTGAGGATCAGCCTTTGGGGATTCTTCCTTTGCTTGTTCTTGAACATTTGCTTCAGCTTCTGGCTCGACGACAGCCTGTGCAGTCTCTTCAACCGCTACGTCCGTATTTTCCGCTTCTGACATGTTCTTTCCTTTTTGCGATGGCGACTCGCATATACGCCCTTGTGAAAATGCGCCCGATGAGCTAACCTAAATCCGAAGATCTAGGGGTAAGTTGTGGCCTACAACATGACAAAGCTCAGGCCGGGGCACCCATGTCTTTACAAATACGAAAAAAGATTTTAATTGACAAGGCTAAAGATGAAAAATTGGATTAAAGAGCACACAGATACATTAGTAATTGTGGGGTCTATGATTGCAGGGGTTTGGACGATTAAATCAGATATTCACTCTCTAGATCAAAGATTGACTGATAGGATTTCCGGAGTAGAAAGTCGCGCTACAGCAATCGAAACGGCATTGATAATGCAAGGAGCGCCCCTAAAGGCCATTGTCAAGGAGAATACTTCGGGATCTTCAACTTCCCATCACGAAAAGATTGAATAAATCCCACTAATTGGGGATCATAAATATCTTTATTCTTCATGATCGTAAGGGAATCTTGAAACGAGGGGAGAGTCCATTCGAGGCGTAACTCTGAGAGGTTGTTGTTAAAAGAGTAGATTTCTTGATCCCAATCGGGATTGGGGCAGCTTTTGCGGACAACCCAGCGCCTGCGGATGACGTTCGGCTGAAAGGCGTCCTTTTTGGTTATGATGGAAATAAAATAAATAGGAGCAAAATCCCTATGTTTAGAGATGATGCTATCGAACATCTGCTCATAAACTTTGTGTTCTTCACTGACGATTTCCCCGACTTGTGGCGCCGGCGCCGGAGATTCCGCAAGTTTCGCGGCTTCCTGTGAAGTAAATGACTTGGTTTCTTTTACTTTTTTTTCTCGCATTGCTCTTCTTTTTTAGGCTTGCAGAAAAACATGGAACATTGTCCATAAAGCATCGACTCTATGGGGCCAAAAGAAATGATCTTTATTTCTTCTTTTTCTTTTTTTTCATCATCATCTTGTCGCATTTTTCTATCTTCTTGTCGCGAGGGATGTCCATTTTGACGAGTTTATTTAGCTGCTTATCGAAGTCTTTTTTAACTTTTTTGATTGCTTTGTCCATTACTTGCGCAGTCCTTTTAAAGTCTGGGCCAATCTTGCTCTTCTTCCTAGCTTTCCAGGTTTTTTAGCTGCCGCGGCCAATTTCTTGGCTGGGATCTTTTTACCCGATGGAACGCCCATTTCTTTATGAAGAGCTCCGGGATGTTTGATAGCCTTCTGAATCCATTTCTTAGCCATATCAATAGCCTGAGTAAATATTTTTCTTATTTTTTTCAATGATAACCTGAGTTTCTCTGTCATTTTTTTTGTTAGAAGTGGGCAGTTTTGGGAATGGACGCCCAACACGTTCCATAATCTGATTATGAATATCAGTCGTTTTACCTTTCGGGCGTCGCATTGTCATATTACACCTTCAGATTTGAAAGATGTCTTGCCGTTTCGCGTGTCATTTCATGTTGGCTTTCGTCGATACCTGTCATAGTATCATCGAGGCCTCCATGATCACCATGAGCTGCAGGCGGATACTTTTTCATAGTAACCCCTTCTGGCATATTGGCAAATTCACTGGATCCATGAAAGTACTTGCCATCAACATAATATGAGCCGCCTCTTTTAGGCTGCGTATGTTCATCGCTTCCGTCTTCCATTTTTTTATGAGGAGAAGTGTGATGTCTAGCCATATCTAACCTCCTATGTTGGGTAACTGCTTACCGAGTTATTCGGCAGCAATATAGCTACTAAAAGTTTTAGTATCATGTCTAAGATTTAATAGATATAGGAAAAAAAGAACGGATATGAAAAAATAGCCACAAAAGGAGCAAAATTATGACTTTTGCCATTATTTTAGGAATCTGCGTAGCTTGCTGGGGTATTTACTGGAGTGTCCCACATGGAAAATGAAAAAGTTTCAAAATTTTCCCAGGTAAATTGGGAAAAAATAGGAATTTATTTTGCTGTACTTTTGGGTTATTACTCTTTAATCACAGGCATTGGTGATTTAAGAGAAAGAGTAGCAAAATTAGAAGTTAAAAATGCCATTTTGATGAATGAATATAAGAAAAATCAGAAAATGGGAAAAACATGAAATCATCCATTTTGATATTAGCCCTGATGGTCACAGCTTCTGTCTCTGCCGAAAGGGGTTATTACAACTCGTGGGTAGAGGTTTTCGACGATAAAGAAGAAGAAGAGCAGATTTCCGAGATTGATGAAGAGTGCGAAGATTGCAATATTCCAGAAAAGGAGCCAGAATGAACTGGTTCAAAGACTTTAAAATCTTGATTTATGTTTTAGTAGTATTTGTTCTTGTAGCGTTCACCGCCATTTGGGTGACGAGTTATTATTTTCCAACAAAATTACCAACATTTGAGGCATAACATGTTAATGTATTCAAAGAAGAATTTTTGGGATCTTAAACTTATAGCGGTTGCGCTCGGTTTATCTGCTCTGTGTCTTTTTCTCTGTTCATGGGCTGAAGCCGTCGCAGAACATGGAACAGATTACCACTATGACGGCCCACAAAATGACGTTGAAGGAAGAATCGAAGCCGAACAAGAATCGAGAGACAGCGGTGGGTTTTCTTCATATGAAGACAAAGATGGAACCGTTCATACCTATGAAAATGGGTGTGAGAATTGCTAATGAAGTGGACTTGATCAAGCACTCTGAGCTGGTTTCTCTTTGACGCCGGCTTGCTCCGCTGAATCTTCTTGCAACGCCTTTAAGATATCCACCAACTGCTGCAATTGGGTCAGATCCATGCCTTGCAGCTCTTTGGCTGCCCTAACCTGATCGAGATTGCCTGTTTGGATGTCTTTGATCGCTGCAGCCCTTCTTTCGACAGCGAGTGCCTGATTCTCTGCGATACGGGATGCCCTTTCGTATCCAAGACCTTGGTTGGCGACTGCGCGGGCATGCAGATCTTCTGCCTTCGCTTGGCTCTCTTGCATCATAGCCTGAGCTTGCATTTGCTGCATTTGTTGGGCTTGCTGCGCTTGAGCAGCCATAGTCTGTATCAGTTTATCTTTATCTTGAAGCGTTGACAGTTTAAGCACGTAATCATCGGGGATCTGCATGCCAAGTTCGCGGAGGTAAAGTGTCTGTTGGAACGCCAGTTGACGCTGCGTCGGCGTCATGACGGCTTCTTCTACAACGCAGTCGTACTTGCCAAAGTTGGCGGTATAGAACTCTGGGGCTGGCTCTTCGTTGATTATGCGTTTGACTTTGCCCGGCGTCCAGTTAGCCTGAATAAGATCAAGTTGGATCTCACCGAGTTGCTTTAAAGACAGATCCCACTGATCGAAGATCTTCTGAAGCGTGACTAAACCCGCTCCTTGTCGTAGCATAGATAATATGCCGGCTTTGTCGTCGGTTGCAGAGCCTAGTAGCTCCTCATTAATCCCTGTAATCTGCGGGATTAGGGCTTTCAATTGCTCGCCGAGCGCCATCAATTCAGGACGTGGAGCGGAAGGTTCTATCTTCTCAACATCGGTCATTTGGGCGTCGTCTTTAAGCGCGAGGCCTTTACCTTGACCTGTCAAGAAAACATCGTTCGGATTGATCAGAGCGGATTCTTTGTATTTCCAACCAGAGGCAATTGTCGATTCTGCAATATCGAGATTAATGATCATCCGACGATTGAATAGATATTGTGTATCTCGCATATCACGAACAAGACCGCGTATACGCTGAGGGTAATAAGGAATCTGAGGGTCATAATAAAAAGGCACAACAACAAAAGGAAAACGATCGATCCCCATAGGATTAGGGCCATGGTACATAGTCTGGCCGTTAAGAAGGATCGCAAGCTTAGTAGACTGAACTTGCTGCTCAAGGACCTTAACATGAGGAAAATCCCGGACAAACTCTTGAATTCGCTCATCGCTTCCTCTCCATTCCATGGTTTCGCCAGAGTACGTATCCACCAGCATTTTTCTTGTTCGGTAGTCTCTGTAGTAAAATTCGTCGTAAATTAGGAGCTTTCTGATGGCGTAGTTGTAGCTTTCCGGTAAGAACTGGAACTTTCCATCTTTGTTGTACGCCCCCTCCATCGACATGATCTCTTCTTTTCTGTCCGGCATCAAGGAAGCTGCCTCTTCTTTTGATAGGTACTTTCTAATCCATATATGGTTACAGTCAGAGAGGTCTTGTTTGCGGAAATACGGATCAATCAAAAAATTATTATACGATAAATTCTCGACGCGAATGTCTCCGTTAATCGGATCTGATCTATAATCCATCCAGACTTGTAGAAGATTCATTCCGGTTGTTACCGCGCCATCACAGGCCTGAGAGAATGTTTGTGGTACATTGGCGTAGTTATTCGCCCAGATCAGCAGTTTAGAGTATTGAGCTGCTGCTGCCTCATCAGAGCCTTCAATGGGGGTACAAACGACTTGTTTTCGATGTTGTCTCTGATAACCAGAGATCATGTTGCAAGGGGTTTGAATGATGTTAAAGTTGAAGTCTCGGCGTCTATAGGCGGGCAGATTTCCATAGATGTCATTCCATAGAGTCTGATCTCCAGAGCGAAAGCGTGAGTCAATGTCTGCCTCTGACCAATACGAAATATTGATCGAGATCATCTCCGCATACGCTTCATTCAGATATTTTTGTAAGTGAAAATCGCCTTCTACATAATACTTAGGATCAATTCGGGGAAATAAGGTCATGATTTACCACAGAGGTATAGTTATCCCCTCTATATATCAAAACAATTTTTGAGGCAATATTCATTAAAAAAATGTTTCATCTTGTGTTTTTCTATTGCTTTTCGTATTCTTTTCCTATTCATTAACCTGAGGAGATTTAATGGAAGCACCAAAAATAATGAAGACGAGAGACTATTCGATTTTCAAATTCGTCAATTTCAATCGTGACAAACATCAAGGGCATATCAACAATATCAAGAGCATCTTGCAAAGAGAAAATCTTCTCCATTTGCATCCTATACTTGTGAACAATGATATGGAAGTTGTCGATGGTCAACATCGTCTCGAGGCAGCTAAAGAATTAGGCCTTGAAATTTTCTACATCAAAAGCGAACTCTCTTATGACCATATTTTGAACTCTAATCTATATCAGAGAAAATTAGGATTAAAAGACGTTTTGAATTTCTACGCAAAGAAAGACAAGAACAAGAACTACGTGGAGATCATGAACTTTCTCAAATTGTTAAACATCTCTGCCAAAGGCCTCTTTGGGTTGATCATTGGTCTAGATCATAAAAAAACCAATGAAATGATCAGAGACGGCCTCTTTGAGCTTCCCGAGAACAAAACAGATCTCAACATGTTGATCGATTATTTTTCTCGTTTTTTGAATTATTGCAAAGAGAAGCGCATCACCCCTATTGCTATGTTTGGTTCATCGAACTGCACTCGCGCCCTTCGTGAATTGTTTCTTTATCCAGAGTTTGATTTTGAGTTGTTCTTGAAGAAATTAGACATGAAGTGGTTCGAGTTAAAACCACAAGTTAAAAAATCGGGTTGGTTTAGATTGTTTGTAAAAATCTACAACCATCTTAATCGTGATCCAATACCTTTAAATTTAACGGATAATGAAAATGACTCGTGATTTAACGGGATTTACCAAGGGAACTTATACATACGTAAAAGACGCACCAAGAGTCAAAGGCCAAAGAAGGATAATTATTATTAAATGCAAGTGCGGTGAAGAAAGACAGGTTGTTTTAAAAGACTTTGTAAGGAAATCTCGACCTTATTTGTGCCACAATTGTAAAAAAAATAAACCTAAAAAGCTTTCTAAATACGATGTTAAAATTGGTGATAAAAATGGAATGTTAACCATTCTTGAATTGAATATTGACGGATCTTTGCCTCTGGCAACTGTAAAATGCGATTGCGGAAACGTTAAACAACTAAATTTATATGATTTTTTATACGGCGCAACTAAATCTTGTGGTTGCTTAATCAAAGATAAATACCGGAAGTTTACTGTTATAAAAACAATTATGAAGTCTTTAAAAAACGGTTACTCACCCAAACAAGTGGCTTCAATTCTAAAATTAGATGAGTTGAAGGTTTTAGAAGTCATCGAACGGCAAAAAAACAAGTGAGAAATAATTATAAATCGTTCTTAGGTGTCAAACGTGGGAAATTTACGTGCATCGGGGAATTCTGTAAGCTTCCCACGAATGGTCATATCTTTGTACTCTTAAAATGCGACTGCGGGGCTGTCTTTTCGCGTTTAAAACACGCGTTTGCCGTTACTTCCTATACCATTTGCCCGGAGTGTAACATTCCGAAGCATGGCGATCGATTCGGGCGTCTTACATTCATCTCTTTAGCAACTTATAAGTCAGATCGTGGCCGTATGGGTGTTTGCAAATGCGACTGCGGAAAAGAGATAGACGTTCCCATTACCAACTTAAAGAACGGCTTTAAAAAATCATGTGGTTGCTGGTATAAACAACACCTTTTTTCCAAAGACAAGTCTGACCACCATATCGGGAAGAAATATCACCACTTCAAGGTTTTAAAGTCGTTAGGATTGCGCCCAAATGGAAAACAACATATCACTTTTTTCCTATGCAAATGCGACTGCGGGCAGAAATTCGAAGTCTCAACCCGCAGAATAGGGATCATAACATCTTGCGGTTGCAAAAGAAAAGACAGAGGCAAGATAGACTACGAAAAGGCTGAAGAAATTAGAAAAATGTTCTCTTTTGGCTATAAAATATGTCAACTAGCAAAGATGCATAAACTCTCATACTTCAACATTAGAGATATTATCAATAGACGCTCTTATACATCTCCCATAAAACGATATCGAACGCCTAAATCCCATCCCGCTTCCGCTTCCGAGCCTTGTGTAAACACCAATTCATCAAATGGCGATACTCAAAAGCCCTATCAAGCTGCTCTTTACAGTGCGGGGATTCTTCTTTGATGTCTTCCCAGTCATCCGGACTTAAACAGTTGATCGCCAAAACAGCAATGAATAGCCTTGCTCCGATGAGATGGAAGATTGCTTCCTCATGCGTCATATCACACATAACGCTCTCAAGCAGCTCTCGCCTCGCTTCCTTCCATACCTCGTCATCGTCTGAAATTTCCATCGAACGGCCCGCCGAATTTCTGTCCATACGCTACCTTTTCCCATCTTTGATTAAGCTCGAGCGCATTGTCTCCGCTACGCGACTTGTTAAAGAAGTGGGTAAACAGGGCATATCTTTGTGCATCCATGATATGATCATTCTCTTTAAGGGGTTTGTCGACTCCAAGCTTAAGGCTCTTATCATCCCAGCGATACTGGCCATACTCCTCGATTGCGTTTTTACATGCTCGGCATATCTTGTACGTTCCATTGGACAGTAATAAAGATTGAAAGCGTATTCCGTCAACGACTTCATTTTCAGCATCATAGATCCCGTCTACTCCTTGCTTCCTTAGCTCTGCTTTGAAGCTTGCTGCGCTCGGATCAAGGTATATAGCTTTTATCGGTTTTCCAGCAATAAACTTTTTTAAATCCTCTGCGAACTCCGTATCCGTCTTTTGCCGGTTAGTCTTACGGCTATCCCAGTAGTACTCCTTCTCTAGCCATATGTTCGGGTGGACTTCCGGGTTATAGCCAATGAGAGCCATAGCAGTTGGATTCGTAGTCCCGTAGTCTACGCCTAAGATGTAGTACTTAACCGTAGTCGGCGGGAAGGTAATTACATGATACACCGGGTCAAAGAAGTCGTAGATGGTTCCTTCTGCTAAACACCACTGTCCTTCGATGTATCGCTTATACCACAGTCCTTTATACTCCCGCTTAAGGTTGTTTTTGTACGATTCATCGAGGCTTGGATTATCTTCCATGGTAAACAGCCACGTAGACAAGTCCAAGTCAGACGCCCTATCAAGAAAATCCACCTTAAGCCAATGAAAGGGGGAGTCAGGGTTAGTGGTAGCAAATAACATAGAGTTAGGAACAGATAGCCGAGAAAGGAGCATCCTAAAGAAGCTGTCCGGGATAATAGAAGCTTCGTCGACGTAAGCTCCCGCGAGAGTAGCTCCCTGTATTTTGTGTTGCGCTCTTTGGTCATTGGCTCCTACTAAGTATATTGTTCGTCCCCATAAATGTACCTCTTGCTTGCCGGCGTAATACCTGGCGTCTGATCCGATGAACGTGATCATAGGCTCTACCACGTTGCGGTATAAAGACGTGTTTGTCTTGCCAACCATCATGAGCGTGCCTGGCGCGCCGTGGATACAGTATTGCAGCCAACGTATCATTGACGCATAAGACTTGCCCGAGCGGACTGCGCCTTGCCAGACGTTAATCCTCGACTTGCTCTCGAATAGGCTTGTCGCCTGTTTCGGAGATAGCTTCTGTAGGAAGTACGGCGTTTGCGGAGTATTGTGCGCTTGCGGATTCAAGTTCTCGATTAAAGGCTCCTTTGTTAGACTCTAGCTGTGCTTCTTGGTAAATCTTGGCGCGCTTATTGACGTGGTTTAAAATGACGGCTGTATCTGGCGGGTGAGTCTCTGTAAGAATCTCGGTAGACGTTTTCTTTTGGCCGGCCTTGTTGATGTAGGTGTAAACCTTTTCTTTAACTATCACGCGGGGTTTCATTAGGAGTTCAAGAGCCTTGGACGATTGATAATCGAAGAATGCTCGCGCCTTAGAGCACTTTTCCGCGAAAGTAGGGACAACTTCTCGCCATTTATAAATCGTGCTTGTAGAAATATCACACAAATAAGCACATTCTTCCATCGTATAGCCAAGCTTCAAAAGACAGCAAATTTGATCGCCTTCATATTCGTCGTATTCTAATTCTCTAGGCATAAATATTATTTGAATCCATATGTAAAGACCTATAATTCAATCAGTATCAGAAAAAGAATTTTTACGCATTGTTTTTTATCTTGCGCCTTGTGTATTATGTATGCATAAGCAATAAAGCTTATCTAACTTTGGAGAGTTAAGAATGAGTAACCTTAAAGAAATTGTGTATGTTTTTGTTGGATGTACAAAAGAAGCGTTTCTAACACGTTGCGCTGCAAATGGAATGAATGGAAAGTCCTATTGGGATGTATATGCTAATAAAGCTGTAGATATTTGCATGAAAAATCTACAAGAATTTGCGCATGAAAAGAACAAAGATGTTCAAGATAAACAAGGCCTTTTTGCCCAATGCGCCTTAAATGCTGCAAATGAACTATTTAATCAAATAGGAAGCTAATATGAACAACACAATTTTGGAAGTAAAGAAAGGAGATTTTGTTTACGAGGTTGAATATGACGATTTTCCCGAAATTGGGAAAGACTTTGATTTTGATACTGAAAAAGAAAATGAAGAATATTTGAAGCTTTTTGAGAATGAAGAATTGTTTTCTTATGTAGTCTTTAAAAAAGAGATTTGTAAATGTTGTGGAGCTTCCGAAAAAATAGCTGAAGTGATAGGGGGTTTTCATGCGCATTCAGCTGAAGAAGCTTTAGAGCAATTTTTAGATCATGTGGGTTAGGCTTCATCTAGGCTTAGAGATTCTAGGCCTAGGATGTTTCTTAAACCTAAAACCTTGGAGAGGTGTACATGAAAAAATTTGAATCTTTAGATGAATTGAAATTGGCTTTTTTAGATTTAATTGAGCGGTGCAAAGAACTGCAACCCCAAGAAGTGAGCTTTTTGATCACTATGCTTGTCACGGATATGACACTTTGCTGTGCGCCTAGTGAAGGCATAGCATATCGCACGTTGTTGGCGGGGATTGAAGAAGGTTATAAAAGCTTTTTAGAAACGGTAGGTGAATAATGAAAGCAAGAGTTAGACAAGATATTTTAGATTCTCATTTAAAAGTACCTATTAAGCCGGCTATTCTAGACAAAGCAAGCGATTTAATATGTATAGACTGGAGTAAATGTTATGATTCGTGGCAACCGTCTAGCTATGAAGATGAAGAATGTAATTTATTTTTAGACGTGCCTGGAGTAGGAATCATTTTAGCAAAAAGTATTGACTTTGATTTTTTTACTAATGAAGAAGCTGAAAGCTTTGAAAATTCAAATAGGGGAAACAATGAATAAGAAAGACTTTGATTATAAATATGCTGCCGAACGAATGAAGTACTTTTTTGATAAATTTCCACCGCATGTAACAATCTTTACCGTAAATAGACAAGTTGCAAAATCTGGAATGAGTGCAATCATTCACGCGTTTGTGATTAAAGACAATTGTTTTGAAGCAACCAAAATAAGCATTGAAGAAGAAAAACAAAAAGGAGACTGATGTTTATTAAAATCTGTAGGAAGTCTCAATACGGACGCATAAGGTTTTACCCCATGTGTCCAATTAGCCGTACGCTGACCTATATTCTAGGACGAAAGGCGTTAACGCAGCCGATTCTTGACATCTTGCGTCAACAAGGCTGGAAGATAGAAGAAGTTAAAGAACCGAAAAAAGACCCATGGACGGTAGTCGATGAAAAACCGCCAGAAACGGAGATTAAAACCAATGAGTGAACCAAGTTTAGCAGAAGCGCAAGCCGATGGTTATGAACTTGCCCGGGAGCTGTTTTGGGATACCCATAATCGGGAACCAACGGAAGAAGAGTTACAGGAAGAATACGAAGCGTTATGCGAAAAATATAGGGATTAAATAATCTCGTCCGGAACTGCTTCAGTATCGTCATTGTGCTCGAGGCGAGTGACGAACCATACTTGTCGTAAGTTAATGTAGTAGGCGAAGGGGTTGAGATCATCGGCGGGAAGGATTATAAACCCGTCGTCTTTGCCTACTGCTTCATAAACCAAGTCCTCGGCTTCGGAGTCTGTTTTAGTGAAATAAGACAGCGTTGCGTTGGGCGAAAAATAATAACGAACTTCGAACTTTTTCATTTCTTCCCTTTTTTCTTGGCTTTGCGCGCTACAGAATATGCGATTGCAACGGCCTGTTTCTGCGGTTTCCCAGCTTCCATCTCTCGACGGATATTGGTTGAGAAGGCTTTTTTGGACTTGGACTTGATTAAAGGCATAAGAACCTATAAAAATTGTATAAAATTTCTTATATGTTTTACTTTTTCTATCGTCAACACAATTTTTTTCAGAGAATACGGATGGTTAACAAGAAAATCGCTATTCGCTGCAAAAGTTATGTATGGGTGGGGCGCGCAAGATATTAGTTTTAATGGGGGTTTTTTCTTGAAAATTTGGTGAATGCGGAAGTCTATCGGGAATGGCTTCAAGATATCGAATTGAGTGTGCATCATTCGAATTAAATCGGTTAGCGAAAAAGACTTCAGGAACATAATCCCCCCTAAAAATCTTAATAACCGTTTTAGGATTATGTGAATAGGTTTTTTTTGAAGCTCCGAAAGATATCATGCGGTCGTCCTCAATGATAACCTTGGAGAGGCAGTCGAGATAAAATTTTTCTAGGTTGTCCAAGTCTGGCTTTTTTGTGTGTGGAACTTCGCCCCTAAGCGCAGCCTCTCTTTTTTCTTTTGGCCAAGATTTAGGAACGGGGAAGCAAAAATACAAAAATATCGTTACCGCCCCTTTGATAATTTCCCCTCGATACATGCTTTTTAATTCCCATTGTATAGAGAGCTTTTTTTTGCGCTGCGGGTTATAATGGTGGCCAAAACAATTACTACGGGAGCGAATTTGTGAAATTGGTATACCCGGCAATTCAAGATAAATGCTCTCCGAGGAGTTCGCGGGCTGAGACTTCTCCATTTGTCGCCTTTTCTATTTTGAAAGCAAGCCTTCTTTGGGGCTTTCTTCCTTTCAAATATTTGTATATCGCAGTATTACTAATCTTTACAAGTCGGGAAAAATCTAGAGGGGACATTGCATTTTTATCTAAGTACTCACGAAGCGTCATAAGAACCTCAAAAATTATGGATGTTTACTAAAAAGCACGAATATGCATAATTATAGGAAAAAGGGGGTAAAAATGCAAGACAAGATAGAAAAAAGAATCGAGGACTACATCAGAGTAACGGATATCGTGGGGCAGTTTTCGGACTATTCCAAGATACCGGCGGACGTGTTGGAGCGCAAAAAAAATATCGGCACAGACGTCCACTTGGCCATTGAGGCAGAAACTGGCGACTTCTTCCACAAGCCAATGGAAGAAAGCCGAGGATACATCGATAGCTATTTCAAGTGGAAGGAGAACATAGAGGGACAAGTTCTTTTAAGCGAAGCGCGCATCTTCAACGACGAGCTGAATGTAACAGGATGCTTAGATTGTGTAATGAAGATCAATGAGCAACTGTTTCTTGTGGACTTTAAGACCTCTAGCCAGCCGAATGAAGAGACATGGCCATTGCAGGGACATTTCTACATGTATCTCTATGAAAAAGAATATGGCGTCAAAATCGAGCGCGCTGTTTTCTTGCAGCTCGATAAGTTCGGGAAAAAACCGAAGCTATATGAATATGAATGGAATGATGGTCTATGGAAGGTATGTCTAGCCTATTTAGAGGTGTACAAGTATAGAAAATGAAAAAAGGGCGCTTGCCGGCGCCCTCAAAAGAAAAGGAACGACACAATGAATCAGTTAATGGATGCGTATTATGACAATTTTATCAGATTTCTCGCAATCGAAGAATCGAGATGGATGGAGCCGGATGCCCCGGAGCCAGCAGATGAAGAAGATTTATCGGAAGAGTACTCAGACTACTTAGACGATAGAGACCAGTTTTTGGAAATTTAACAAAAGGAAAGAAAAAATGATGCAATCACAAGAGATCAATGAAATTTTAACTGCGCTGTCTCATGCTCAAGCAGAGATCGCAACAGCAAAGAAAGATACGGCAGCCTACAACTACAACTACGCTGATCTGGCGGAAGTGTGGAGTGTATGCAAAGACGCCCTCACTAAATGGGGTTTATGCGTCTGCCAGACGACTGATATCACCGAGCAAGGGGTATTCTGTCTGATCACGACACTCGGCCATAAATCCGGCCAATGGATGCGTTCTCGGATGCCTTTGAACCCGGCAGATCAAAAGCCCCAGACGCTCGGCTCTATGCTCACGTACTACAGAAGATACGCGCTCTCGGCTATAGTTGGGGTTGCAACCGAGAAAGACGATGATGGAGCAGCAGCGCAAGAGGCTCAGCGGGAAAAAGATGTCAAAGCCAAGAAGAAAGATAAAGTCCAAGACAAAGCGGTAGAAGCCGAGATCGAAGATGACTTCTGGCATATGATCGCGCCAACTTACCCAGAAAGCAAAGTCATGGAGTTTTTGAAGCTTTGCGCTGAGAAGAAAGGGAAGCGCCCTGTAGATGTCATGGATGAGGCGTTAGGCTCGCCAAAGGAGTTTGAAGAGGCACTCAAAAAGCATCTTGACAAGCAAAGGGTTGCAGTAGCATAAGGAAAGACGTATCTGTTGATCTCCTTAAAGGTGCCCCGGGTTAAAATCCGGGGTTTTTTTTGGCAAAAAAAAGAGGGCTAACCACTTTGATTAGCCCCCCACCTTGAGAGGTACTTGTCCAACAATCTTCAAATTGGACTTCTTTACGTTACGAAAATTTAGCTTTTTTGAAAAGAGAGAGTTTGACTAAGATGTATACAAGGCGCTGAAAAAAGATGCGCCCCGGAGCTCCAACACACCGAGGCACGAATCCTTTGACCGGGATTTGATGTCTTGAATCTTACACCTAATCGTGAATATATCACAATAGGTAAAAAAGATTTCAATAAAAAAAGTGTGGAGCTCCTAAAAAAAAGGAGTTTTCATGGCTTACTCAGTTCTTCATCATACGTTCCCAGTAGAGATCGCAGAAAAATATGGCGTTGACGCGGCGATTTTGATTCATCACTTCGCGCATTGGATCGCCTACAACAAAAGAGAAAACAAGAATTTTCATGACGGCACATGGTGGATGTACGACACCCGCGAAAGAATCGCCCTCCATTTTCCTTATTGGAGTGAAAAAGAGGTTCGACTTCGAATTGAAAAGCTCGTTGAACTGAAGATTTTGAAAACAGGAAACTTTAATAAAATAAAATTTGATAAGACGCTTTGGTATGCTTTTTGCGAACCCGAAAAGTTTTTAGGAGGTCTAAATTCAAATAGTTTTTACGAAAGCCCAAACGGGCAAATCGAGACGCCTGAACAGGCAAATCGAAAGGCTCAAACGGGCACACCTATACCACATACTAAACCACATACTAAAGAACACATCGAAGATTCCCCCCCTCCCCCCCCATACGCAAATAAATTTGCTTCTGGGGGGACTCCTTCGTCGGAGGTGAGCGAAAAAAAACCGCCACCAAGAGAGGCCTTTGAGTTGGCAGAAGAGTTAAAAAAATTTATTGAGTCTGCGATTGAAAAAAAGATTTCACCAAACATGAAGATTTGGGCTAAAGACATGGATCTCCTTTTGCGAAAGGATGGGCATACTATTCAAGAAATCCAGGCCGTGATGGCTTGGGTTTTTGCTGACAACTTCTGGAGATGCAACATTTTAAGTCCCCGCAAGCTACGTGAAAAATTTCTTCAGTTGCTTTTAAAAAGCCGCGAAAAGAAAAATGGTTCCCCAGCGCCTCAAAAGCTGAAAACGGCAGAGGAATGGAAGGAGGTATTTAATTCTGATTGGTGGCCGGCAATTTTAGAGCTTGAGAAAAACGATTCCCCTGATGCGCAGCTTTGGTTTAAACAAATGTCCGAAAATGAAAAAAAGGCATATGAAGCATGGAAATTGAAGCAACCATCCTAGAAAACGCCAAAAAAAGATTAATAGAGATTGATGAATTACAAATATCTATATGCAAAAACTTTGTAAGTAATGAAATAAATGAAGAAAAATATAACAAAACAATTAGTGATTTAAATAAAGAACAAAAAGAATTAATGGAAATTCTTTCTGTAAACAATAAAAAGGCGACTGTTTTTTTCGAACAGCCTAAAATAGAAGAAGTTTTAAAAAATAGTCCTGGTTTTTGCTCATTTTGCAACAACCCCCTACAACGATTCGACCTGGATGAAAAAAAACATGCTTATTGTTGCTTGCGGTCACAGTGTCAAAGAAGTGTTTTAAACTTTCCTAATGTGCCACGGTGGTTGCGCGAATGGACGACTTTTGTATGCAAAAAAAACAGTAGATACCTAAATGCAAATCCATGGGGATTGCATGAGGTTCTTAAGCCTCTTTATCAGAAAATTTCAAATATGATAGAACCCATTGAAGAGTTTCCTGGTTTGCTACTAAATGGGGATGTTGGATCAGGAAAAACCTTTTTTGTTTTTTCTATGATTCGAGATCTGCTTCAAAAAGAAATCTTTGTTTTTGAGTCCGATTTTTATTATTTATCTGAAAGTTTTTTCTTTTCGGAAATGAAAAATGAGATGGATTCGAGGGTTTCTCGCAGTTGGTCAGTTTTAGATCGCGCCCAACGCGCAAAAGTCCTTTTTTATGACGACTTAGGTTCAGCCATAAAAACAATTCAAGGCGACTGGGCAAAACAGGTGATTTTTGAAATCATTGACCATCGTTATAACAACAGAATGCCTATTTTTATAACCACAAACTTAGATAAAAAAGTCATCGAAGACACCTTTGGGTTGCGAACGGCAGACCGTCTAAATGTTTTATTCAGCTTTAGCGTTAGAATGCCTTCTCAACGAAAACCGGGGAAAATTTAAATGGGATTATTCGTCGTCCATCTCTTTAAAAATCGTGTGGGTAACGTACCAGACACCCACGAACATGATCACGATGAACGCAAGGCCTGTAAAAACGACTGGAAAGACTCCACTAGTCATTTGGATATCCAAAACATTTTAGCAGCCTGGTCTGGCGCCAAATACATTTCTTTGTCGACTTCGGTCTGGTGCTCTATTTTCGAGCCGTCTCTCAATGTGGTGTCTTTTGTATCCTCTTTGAGGGTGCACCCGGCTAAAAAAAGTCCAAAGCCCACCACAACAGAG